ACTTGATGCTATCCAGGTTATGGCGCAGGCCGCTGAATACGTATTTCATCCGGCCATTGTTTGTGCGAATGTACTTCTCGCCAATGTCGTAATACGCTGCCAGCCAGTCTACCGAACGTATGGCCTGCTTGACCTCCTCCATGCTGGATTCATCAAGCGAGTTCATAAACTCACGGGCGCACAGTATAACGCCACGCTCTCCTTGCTCTGCCAGTTGATACCCGCGCACCGCCGTCATGAGCGCAAACGTGCGCGTCTTGCCGCTACCACGCCCACCAAACGCACAGCGGTAGCGCTTGCCCGGCGTTGTGAATAGCGGTATCAGCTTGGGCGGTATGGCGAGGCGCGCTGTGGTCATTCGTTGTCGTCACCAGGGGCTACTAGCTCGATGCGCGTTGGCTTTGGTGTCATGGTGCCGTCACGGCTGGATAAGTCGGCATCCATCTTATCGTGATACCCGTGCTTGCCAAGCAACAGCTTAACAATCTGCGCGTTGAACGTGTTGGTAAGTCCGCCGTTCATGGCCTTAAATTCCTGCATTTCGTTAACAGCGTCTAATATGTCCTGAAACTCGCTGTTTTCCTCGGCCCAACGATAAAGAGTGGAGCGTGAAACGCCAACAACAACCGCCATACCTGCGACCGATGGCACCGCGTGCCCGTGCATCTCATAGTCCTGCACATACGCGAGGCAGGCCGCTTTTAGCTCCTCTGTCATCTTGGTTGGCCTAGCCATAATCAATACCCATCGTTTTCGTCAATCTTGAGTAAGCCGCGATCTTCTTCGTAAACGCCCCAATCTTCGTCGGCATTGCGCGCCCAAATTGGCGTCTTGTTTAACAGTTCGGCAAACAACTCACACCCAGCGGCGGGCTGACTAACAATCTCATCAAATGCGGCAGTCTGCTCTGCATTTAAGTGATACGTGATATGGCCGTTTTCATCGACCGTTTGCGGAATTGGCATGGTCATCTCCTCTGGTTTCTATTGCGTCAATACTAGCACAAAAAAGCCCCTAAGTACGCAGTGCGCAAGAGGGGCCGTGTTGGGGTGATTATATCATGCCTAGCGCGAAACGAAACTCAGTGAACTCTTTTTGGCTGCCTTCACAAATAGCAACCTTTCCATCGTTGAGCTTTATCACAAATGACGCTTTCTTTTTGTTTCCGCCGCATAGCAGTCCGGCCAACGCTCCTAATGGGCCAAGCGCTACCAGCCCTGCTGTGCCCCACCCTAGCGTGCCTAGCACTGATTTGGCGTTATCCTGAGACAATTCTTGAAACTCTTCAATGTCGTCAAATCTGTATTTGCTTGTTGCAAACGCGCCCGTATTTAGTGCGATAATCCGGCTGCGCTTGTTAAAGACACAGTAGCCTTTTTTGTAAAAATCGCCTTCTAGTATTTTAATCATTTCCCACCTCCAAAATTAGCCGACACCGGCCCCTCGTTTACATTACTCATCAGCGTATACCCGTCCCGCTGCAACGCGCAATAGTTGTTCATCGTCATGGCGTAGTACGCCACTTTTGCCCGTGCGAGCGTTTCAAACGTTAGATAATCCGTCATCGTGTCGCGGGTCTTGCCGTATATCAGGGTGAAGGTTCTGGTGGTCATTCGGTTAGCTCCTGGGCGCGTTGGCGTAGTTCTGATGCAAACTGGCGAATAAGTTCAAATGCAGCGGCCCACCCGGCATCAAACGCATCCTCCTGCGGCGTATCTTCTTGCGGCCCTGACTGACAATTAACAAGCTCCAACGCTTCCGCCTGCTTAATCAGGTCGCGGCGGGTGAGGGCGTTTGTAGGCTCTTGCTTGCTCAAAGTTTCAATATTACCCATCACAGCGTCTGCGAAGCTTTGATAATCCGAAGCATTGTAATTTGAGGGAAAGGCCAACACTGCAGCGCAACGCTTCGCGTCAACGATGACGTAACTTAACTGCTCCACATGCGCAACCAACGCCTCCTCAGCGGCACGGTGAATTTCGAGATCATCTCTTAGTGCTGCTATGTGTGCCTCTAGCTTGGCTATTTGCTCAGTCATCTGTGCATTAGCAGCACGCTCGCTCTCTAGCGCCTGCGGATTGCACTCATCATGTAACCGCTTGGCTTGTTCCAGATTTGAACCTGCCGCTTTTTTGGCGGCATCCATACCGCGCTGGGCGGCTTTAGCCTGGCGTGCCAGCAAATACTCTAGCTCGGCAATGCGCTTCTGTGCGTCGCTCAACTCGCCCTCTATTCGCTCCATCGGTGTCATTTTGATAAGCCCTCGGCTTGTTTGCGTTTATCGTTAGCGCGAACCCGTGTTGCTTGAGCAGCGTCGCCATAGCCGCACTGCTTGAGCGCAACCTCTAACTCATCCAACGTCTCCGCCTGCTTCAGCGTATCGCGGCGGTCGAGGCTGGTGGCGGGTGACTTATGAATAATGCTGTGCAGCATGCCCGGCATGCTCAGGCCGCCATCGTAAGCCCTTCTCTCTTCCGCTTTAATGCGCTCAACATGCGCCGCCAGCGCCGCCTCGCGCTCCCATGACATTTCCAGCTTTTCGCATAAGGACTGGTAATCTAAGCATAATCTATGTACATGTTCTCTCTTATCTTGCTCGCGCTCAAGGGCGGCGTCACGCTCCTTTTGAATAGCTATAAAACGTTCTGCATTAGCGTCACATTTGGCGTTAGATATAGCGTTGTACAAGTGTCCGGCTGCATGTGAAAAACCTTGCGGGCCACATTTTACAGCGCGCTCATATTCTGCAACTAGATAGTCACGCTGCGCAATAGCCTCGTCACGCTCTCCCCGCTGCCGCAACGCAACCTGTAGCTCATCGCTTAACTGATACGCCTCAACATCCCGCTCTAACCTGATCACCATTAGCGCCAGCTCATGTGTGCCCATGGCGGTTAACTCGGCAAGTCGCTCTGCGTGCTCAAAATTGTTCATACTTCCACCTCCAGTCGCTGTAGCTGATCAACAATCTCGGTTAGTTTTGCGACGGCATCGCACCATTCGGCATTCAGGTAGACGGTCTCGTAAAGCATCGGCTCCGGCCACGTGGAAGGTGGCGCGCTGTAATCCATGCGGCAGTCATGCACGCGAATGGTCAATCCGCTCGTATGCGCCGCGTAATCCACAAACACATGGTAAGCCTCGCATTTTATCGCTGCGGCCTGTATGCGGGCGCATAGGTTGCGCACGGTGTCTGTTTGGATGGTGGTTGCGTTCATTAGCTTGCCTCCTCCGTTGTGATACCCAAAGTATGCACCCGCCGTGGCGTGGTGGCTAATTAGTAATTTTTATCGGTAAGCCTAAAAATTAAGTTTTTGGCTATTGGGTAGCCGATTATCTCTAAATCACTTCACCCGGTTATCACCACTTTCCCCCTTCTTAGAGGGGGAAAGAGTGAGTGATTTTAACAAGAAAATTATAATGACGGTGATAAGTTGGTGATTTTCTATAACCGTATGTTTTTGTTTAATTTTTCCGAGTGATAAAATCGGTGATTTTAGTAAACTTTGGTGATTTTAGAATTGTAACAAAATGTTATCACCGTGCATTTTGGTGATGTTTTTCTGTATGTTTATACAGTAATTGATCATTTTTTGATCAAAAAGCTGTGTATTTGATTTCATTGCGGTCATACTCCACCATGCCCCTGTCACGAAGCAATTTCAGGTTTTTGGATAACGCCTGTGCTAATGCGCCGCCAGAAACGCCTAGTTCGTCGCCAAACGACTCACGAACCTGGGCCTTGTCACATGACATATCAGCAGACCCCGCCGCCAACGCTTCACGCTTCACGATGTCTAGCAGCAGGGTTTCACGTTCGCTCATCATGCTAGCCGCTCGCATTTCATCGCCAAAATTAGCCGCCATGGGCACTAGGGACGTGATCTCACGGCCTTTGTAGTCCAGATACCCTTCAATAACGACCACCTCAGCGCGGCAAATAACAGGCGGCAACGGCTCCACGTCCTTGGCGCGTGTATGCGTCACGGTGATAATGTCGTCTTTCTTACCCACCATCACTTCAAAATCCGTTGCCGCCTTCAAGGCGCTGGCACCCCGCGCCCCGCGCTCTGCATCTTTGCCGCTATGGTGAACCACCACAACCCCACACTTATGCTCGTGCTGTAGCTTTTCGCACCCGCGCACAAAATCGGCCATGTCGCTGTTGTCGTTCTCGTTGCCCATCATCGAGCGGTTGAGCGTATCCACGACGATCATCTTGATGGGCTGCTTGATCCGCTTTTTGTATTCGCGCAGCACTTGAACCAATTGCCCAACGTCTTTTGGGTCATCCATGATGGTGGTCATGGGTAGCACCCGCATTAGCGGTGCATGGCGGTGCTTTTGCTCCCATGCGCGCTTACGGAACCGCATACCATTACCGCCCTCGGCGCTGATATAAACCACGATGCCTTCATCGCCCGTATCAATGCCTTGCCACTGCTCGCCACTGGCAACGCTGCACGCCATATCCACCATCGTAAACGACTTACCACACCCTGGCTCACCAAACACCACGCCAAACGACTCCGCTGGAATCAGGCCATCAATTAGCCACTGCATGTTGGCAACGCGAAACATTTCCGCATCGTCACTGGCAAGCAGCGCTTCCAGCATTTTGACGTGCTTGGGCTTGGGCGCGTCTACTTCGTCTATTTCCTCCGGTGATGAATCTTCATCATCAATACCGCCCACTTGGGCAGTGTCAAACTGTGGATCATG